AGTCTATGAAGGAAAAGGTAAAGAGCATCGCATCGTCAACCCTTACCCAATCAGACTGGATGAGAATTAGAGAAGAGGATGGTGGCACCGATATGCCAGCCGACTGGAAAACCTATAGAGCAGCGATCAGAACCGAATCAAATGATAAGGAAGCAGAGATCGATGCGCTTGCAGATTTAGATGCGGTAAAGGCTTATCAGAATGATCCGATTGTGGAAGTGCGTTACACCTCCACTTATGATGTGGATGGTAGCGAAGTCATTGGCCCCGGAACTGAATCCGTAAACAGGAATGTAGACCAAGTTACTTTTGGGTGGCCTACCGCACCGGATGCGGATGCTGATCCCCATCACGTTAGGTATGAATAAAATGAACCAACTCCGAACACGCCGCTTTCGCGGCTTTTTTTTCGCCTACGAATCAGTGAGGAATAACTAATGGCCGTCGAAACGGGCTCGTGGATTTCTGATCTCGTTCCAGCGCAACCTACGGGTACAAGTGTAGTTAGTGAGGGCGCTGGACATTTGAGAATAATTAAGTCCATTCTGCAACTCAGCTTCCCCAACGTTAACGATGACGTTAACGCCATTCACACGAAAGCCACTGCGCCGACATCAACTTCCGCTGGCTTGCTTTGGTTCGACACAACGGCCAATGAGCTCAAGCTCAGAAACGAAGCGGACTCTGCATGGATTACGCTCGGCATTGATCCAACGACCAATTACGGCATTCTTGGATCGACGCCAGTTAAAGCAGTCACCCACGCAATCCAGGCTGCGAGCAGCACACTTCGAAGCGCCACGTATGTTGATACCGGCTTTGCAATTACGCACGACAAGCAAAGTGCCACCAGTACGCTCTACATCTACTGCGGGTTTCACGAAAGCACGTTTACGAGTTGGGACACTGTAAGTACCTATCAATCCTTTATAAGGTTAGCAAACTCTACAGGAACACTGATTACCGGCACGACGGATAATTTGTTAATTGCCGATATGAAAGAAGATGGACACAGCGTATCAGCCAGCGCAGAAATGGGGTTTGGCTATTCAAGGATTTGGAAAGTAACCGCCGCGAATTGTCCAGATGGAACCTCTGGCGACAATACATTCGATATTTGGAACAAGCAGACCAATGCTGGCGATGGCGGAACGGCGTTTAACAACGGTGTGATGTTCGTGATGGAGATAGAAGAATGAACTCTGTGACCTTGAGCAATATCCTCACAGCAGCAGCCCCCGGAAACGGGGGTTTTGCAATTTATGGGGAAGTAGAAACCGAAAATGATTACAACGGTAATGTCATTTTCAATACGCCGTCTGAAAAACCAGCATGGTCTGCGGTTCAAGCGGGTCAGGTTCCCGAACAATGGATTATTGTTCGAGGAGATCGAAATAAAAAGCTGCTCAATTGCGACTGGACACAACTCGGCGATGTACCGCTGACCGCAGAACAGGTGCAGCACTGGCAAACCTATCGCCAAGCACTGCGTGACATTACGACGCAGTCTGATCCTTTCAACATCACTTGGCCGACACCGCCAGCCTAATGCTTTTCCCAATTGAAAACGTAGGCCAGATCGGAATCATCAGGGATACACCGGCATACGAACTGCCACCGAACGCCTTTAGTGATGGGAACAATATCCGGTTCCTAGATCATGGCGTCAGGAAACTTTCGGGATACTCTGAAGTCTTTGCGACCTGTCCGTTTGCGCCGTATCAACTTTTTTACATTACCTATGGAGCGGCATCTTATTGGCTTGCATTTGGTCTTGAGAAAATTGCCGCTTGGAATGGTTCGACGTGGACTGACATTACGCGCCAGACAGTGGGTGCATTAAATGGTGGCATTAGTGATACCGACACAGTCATCACATTATCGGACGCATCCGACTTTCCATCGTCTGGATATATTCAGATCGATAAAGAGAAAATATCTTATAGCGGTAAATCGGGGAATGACTTAGATCCCTGTACTCGTGGAGCTTTATCGACCGATCCAATCCTGCACCTTACGGGCGCGACAGTTACGCCGATTCAAGATACTTCGACAACTGATAACGATTACAACGCCACAGCAAACGAGAACTGGCGCGTTACGGTGAACGCTAACCTGATTACCGCAACCAACGGTTACGACACGCCGCAGATGTGGCCGTTATCGAGCGGTACGCCGGACCTTACACATCCGATGAAAGAGCTCGAAAACTGGCCGGCGGCTTCGACTTACTGCAAATCAATTGTGGCTTTCAGATCTTTCCTGGTCGGCTTCAATTGGTCGATCGGCGGGATTGAATATCCGTCGCTCGTGAAGTGGTCGAACGAAGCATCCGCGTACAGCGCACCGAGCTCCTGGGACGAGACGCAGCCAGACCTCAATTGCGGCGAATACGAATTAACTGACTCTCCCGGCAAGATAATCGATGCGCTGCCGATGGGCGACACAATGCAAATTTACAAAGACGATTCGATCGTCATGCAAACGTGGATCGGCAGCCCGTTTATTTTCAGTTTCAAAACACTGAGTCCCAATATCGGTTTGCTGGCAAAGAACTGCGTTGCTGAATTTGATGGAGGTCACTTTTTTATTGGGAATGCTGACTGCTACTGGAACAACGGCCAATCCGTCCAGGCGCTGCTGCCCAACAAGATGCGCCGGGCCATGTTCGACAACATCAATGGCGACAATGCTTCGAAGTGTTTCGCGACAGCCGATTACAACCGAAGCGAAATGGTTGCGGCGTTTCCAGAAGATGAAGCGACCTTTTGCAATAAGGCGCTTATCTGGAACTGGAAAGAGAACACGTTTTCCCTTCGCGATCTTCCCGATTTATCTGACATCGCTATGGGCGTTTCACAGATAACGGCTGGCGAAACTTGGGATGATCACACCGAAATCTGGGACGACAGTTCTGGTATGTGGGGTTCCGAACAATATGGCAACGTGTTGAATAACTTGGTGTTCTGTAGCCCAGCGAATACGAAACTGTATCGAGATAATTACGGGCAGAAAGAAGACACCACGAACATGACTTCTTATGTCGAGCGCACGGGTCTAACACTCGGTGACCAATCCAGTGTGAAGCATGTTCGAGCGATCTGGCCGAAGATTGACATCACGGGCGACAACACGATCAACGTTTACGTCGCCAGCCAAATGTCACCAGAGGGCTCTATCCGGTGGACCGGACCAACCGCCTTTAATCCGAATACGCAATCGAAGGTCAGTTGCAGAAATTCTGGAAAGTATTTCGGCGTGAAGTTCGAGACTGCGTCAGACGTCGATTGGAAGCTCCACGGCTTCGAATTCGAACTCGTGGCGGCAGGTCGCAGAGGCGGCAGGGATTATGGCTAACGCGCCAGTTAAGAACATCAAGAGCGTCAAACGATTTAATCCGAATCCCGCACCAATAGCACCAGAGCAGCTCCCTGATTACTTATTTCACGAGCTCAACAGGATGGGTGACATCCTGTTGAACGTGGATCTCTTTCGACTTGAACCGACGTATGTCGTTCCGATACGGCCCAGAGCTGGTGACATACGTTATGCCAGCGGCACTGCGGATGGCTGGAATCCCGGTGGCACGGGCGAAGGCATTTACCTTTACACATTAGCGGGTGCATGGACAAAGCTATGAGAATTTTTGGTGGAGACAAAGCAAGGACCGAAAGGCGGTTAGGCGAACAGTACCAGGCGTCAACGGGCTCTAATTTTAAGAACTACGTTACCCACAATGCGGATCTGAGCGCAGCTTACGATCGTATTGCATCGAACTGGGGTAAACCGTTAGCCGAGATGAATCCGACTGAGCGCGAAGAGATGCGTTACTGGAAACCCCGGATGGGCGATTCGCTTTCGAAAGAAGCATTCGGCAAGGCGCATTACGGCGAGGGCCAGCAGTACGAGCACGTTCCTAGTCGAGACATCGCGCCAGAGGGTCAGTACCTGCAACCGCCGATGAACGAGCCTGGCGCCGGTTTTGTGAACCCTATGACATCAGGTTTCTTAAATTATGAGCCAGCACAATCAGGTTTGCTGGCGTCGAACCCACTGACTAAGTTCGAGCTGCCTGAGTTCACGCAATGGCAAGCGCGTCCTGGTGTGCTGCCGGACTGGAATGTGGTGAACCCGCCAGTACAGGAAGTCGTCGAGGAGACAGGAACTACATCCGCCGCGTTACCGGATTGGCAAGATCGCTGGCTGCAAGAGAATCAATACATCAACGCGCCGATGGGTGTTCGATATGGAGACAACTTTCAGCAGGGAGCAACTTCGGCAACTCCGCAAGTCGGTTATCGACCGGCCACTGCACTCGATTCGTATAACGCGCTTGCAGCAATGCAGGGCGATCGTACACCCATTCAATCATTAAAGGAGTCCGTGATCGGACTTCGTGACTTTTTCGTTCCACCGGGCCTTTTGGAATACATCCGAAGAGAAGCAGGAGACTAGACATGGCAAACCCAGTAACAACCGCACAATCTGGTCCGTGGGGTCCACAAGCGGACTATTTGAAGTACGGTCTTGCGGCATCACTGAATCAACTCCAGCAGGGACTGCCTGACTACTATCCCGACGCCACTGTGGTCGGTCCCACAGCCGGCATGCAAGCCGGATGGGACATGAAGGGCAACTACCTTACTGGCGCTGACGCGGCAGCACAGCAACAGGCCGCTCAGAGCGCCCTGTCTGGAATTTTCGGCACAGGCGGCGCTGCACAGCAGTACGGGCGCTCCCTGATGGGTCCACAGACCCAAGCGCAGTTTGCCGGCATGACACCGTTTTCGGGCTCACAGTACGCTGATTTGCTGGCCGGCAGAGCCAACCTCTCGGGGATTGCTCCGGTCGTCAGTGCGATGGGTCACGATGTAATGCAGTCGTACCTGCCGCAGTTAAAGCGAGCGCAGGACATGGGTGTTGCCTATCAAAAAGGTGGCAGTAAGCAGCAGGATAACCTGACGCGCTCCATCATGGGTGACATGGGCGCCACGTTACAGCGCGGTGCAGCGCCTTTCTACCAACAGGCAGCAGCGCGTGCTGAAGGCAGGATGTTGCCGGCCGCAACGATGGGAATCGGCCAACAGCAGTTCGGTCAGAACCTGGGTCTTCGAGGCGGACAGCTTGGCCTGGGCGGTTTAGGCCAATACAGATCCGTGCGCGACCAACCGCTTCTGGATGCTGAGAACCTATACAACGTTGGACTCCAACAACGCGGCTTACAGCAGGAAGCACTCAATCAAGACATTAACCGTTATGCC